ACTCTTGAACTAAAAATAAATCTAATTCTAAGTTTTTTTTAACTCCACTTATCCACAATTCCGAAGCTTTAGTATTTAAAGCATTAATATCAACTGTTTCAACTTCTCTTTCTTCTTGTAGTTGTTGCCATGAATAATCATCTTCTAAAATCCATTCATCATTTAAAATTTGTTTATCTAATTTACAGTCATAGGTTTCTCTAAAGACTTTGTTATTAGTTTTTTCTTTATCTATGACTATAAACAAAACAGATATTCCAGTATCTGTGAAAGCATTGTCAATTCTATTTAATTCAGCTAAGTTATTTCCTATAATTTTTCTAAATTGTTCTTCTGTTCTACGATACCCAACCCCAGGAAACAAGATATAAAAACCAAATCTCTTAGTGTATTTTAAAGATTTTAGAACGAATATATCATCAATACAACCTGACTTTTTCCATTCAAAGTCTTTTTGAATATTCTTTTGTTCCTGTTCTGATAAATCTTTAAATTTTATTGAGAAAGGTGGATTCATAATTACACAGTCTACAATTAGATTTTCTTTTTCATATTCAAAAAAGCTTTTTACTTCTAATTCACTATTTTTAAAGTTTTGTTTAGCTGAATTAATAGAGTTTTCTTGCACATCTATTCCATATAACATTGCTGGATTAACAAATTGTTCTAACTGACCACTTCCAACTGCTCCATCAAATACAGTTGGATTTTCTATATTTAGATATTTCTTAACTTTTCTAGCTACATATTTTCTTAGTTCAGTACCTGTTATATATTCAGCTAGTTTTTTACTAATTTCACGATTATTATGTTCTTTGAAATTCATTATTCCTCTTTCAGTTCTTCAACTTCTACTATTACACCTTTAAATTCTTTTTGCTTCTCCATAATAATTTGCTTTACAAATTCATCATTATCATCATTTAACAACTTACATTTAACTAGACTATCTTCAATCATCTTGAATAAATAGCCGTGATTAGATACATCTAATTCAGAATTAAAAGACATTTTAATTTTAACAGGCTTTTCCAGTGGTTTTTGCATACCTACCACACTTCTAACAAGTAGCCATATTTCATCTTTATCTTTTTTTCTCTTAGCCCAATGCACACCAGCATAAATTTTATTAAGACTAAGATGTTTTTTATCTATGTTTATTGGTATTTTGTATATTAGCTTCATATAATCACTTCCATAAAAGCATTGCTATTGAAAGAGCTTCTACAAATATTAATGTACCAAAGAAAAAGTTTAAATTTTCTGCTCTACTCAATTTATCATCTTTTTCACAATAACTGTTATTCCAATATAGAGCTTGACTTCTATAACATTCTTTTTCTTTTTCAGCTTTCTCTCTTTTTTCTCCAGCTTCCTTAGCTTGTGTTATATAAAATATTTTTTCAGCTTCCAGCTTCTCAAATTTATCTTTTAAATTTGCTTTTTCTTTGTTTTTGGCTAGCAAATTATTATTTAAAATCTCTATTTCTTCTTTTAAGTCATCTATCTCTTTGATATAACCCTTGTTATCTTGCTTCTTATATCTTAGACTTTTGATTAAATTTAAAAGATACTCCTCGCTGTTTAGTTTAGAAGCATTGAAAGTTATTCCAGCTTCTTTATTAGCTCTTGTTATAAAGCCTCTGTAATAATCTCTCATTGTCATTTTTTTATTTACCATTTATTCCTCCTTAAAATTCAGCTATTTTTTCATATATTTAAAATAATATTATTGCTAACTCCACTATTGCTATTACAACTGCTGCTGCTAAATAAAATCTATTTAAAACTAAATCTACTTTAGCTATTGTCAATTCTTTATCTTTGATAAAGCTTTTTTTATTTAGCTCATAGTATTCACTTTTCCAATTATTAGCATATGTTATATAAATTCTTTTTTCATTTTCTAATTTTTTGTTTTCTATTTTCAATTTTTTAACTTTTTTTTTAGCTTCTTAGTTTTTCTCATCTGTTCCTCCTATATTTTTAATTTTTATACTTCAAAAAATGTTTGATTTTTCTTATAGTACTCATATTTCATTACTCCAAGTTGTCCCTGTCTGTTCTTCAATATTTGTACTTTCATAAGTTCTTTATATTCAGTTGTTGTTGGCTCTGTTGTTAGCCCTAAGATAGTTGAAGCATCTTGTTCTATTTGCCCACTTTCTCTAAAATCTGCAAGGTAAATATCTTTATCTGCTCTTTTTTCAATTTCCCTTGATAATTGAGATAGTGCAATAACTGCTATATCATAATCTTTCGCTATTTGTTTTAGTCTTATAGATACATCAGTTATTTGTTCATATCTTTTAGAATTTACATTAGATTTTACTAACTGTAAATAATCAACAACTATATAATCAAGCCCATTTATTTCTTTTTCATTCTTAATGTACTCCTCTAATTCATCAATTTTAAAGTTTCCATCATAAAGGATTAAGTTACTTTTTCTTAGTAGTTTCTTAAACAAGACATTTACAACCTCTTTTTCATCTGCTGTTAGCTCCTTAAATTTTTCTTTGTTCTCTAATTTTTCAAGTTCTATCCTAGTTTGATTACTGATAATTCTTTGTGCTATTTGTTTTAATGGCATTTCCAAACTAAAAAATAATCCTCTTGAAAATTGAGCCATCATAAGTGCTATATAAAGAGCAAATGCAGATTTCCCTACTCCTGGTCTTGCTCCTATGATATGTAAATCTCTTTTAGTAAATTTTAGGTATTTATCAAGTCTAAATTTACCAGTCTTAACTGTCTCATTTTCTTCTAAACTTTCATAAAATAGACTTTCAAGATTTTTAATATCTGCAACTTTAACACTCTTGTCATTTTCTTTTACAACTTCCGAATGCAATTCGTTGATTTTCTCTTTTATCAACTCATTTGGAGTGTTAGCAAGTTCTATGATACAGTTCTTATAATATCTATTTTCAAGCACCTTAGTATATTTGTCTATGTTTTCTTCCAATACTACAATTGGTAATTCAAAAGCCTCAGCTAAAAAACTTTTATATTCTTTTTCTTCCAGTAAACTATCAACTGATAGATTTTTCATTTCATAAGTCTTATATTTTTTTATAAAACTTTGAACTAAACTAGAAAAATATTTAATTGGAATATTCTTAATTTTATTTTTATATTTAATATCACTTGCTAAATATAGCATTGATATTAAGGCTTTTTCTTCATAGCATATAGAATCTATTTTCATTTACACCAGCTCCTTATATGCTTCTTTTGGTTTAGTAAAATAACAAGGCTTTTCTTCTTGCTGGACTTCTTTTAACTCCCAATCATCTTTTAGTGCTTTGTATAAATAGCCATCAGCTTTATTATGCCTATTGCAAAAATCTATGACGAACTTAATACGCTCAATAGGTTTATTGAGTTTTATAATGTCATATGGCTTGATTTTTCTTACTCCTAAGAGCATTTTTATCTCTTGTTGTAATGCTCCATTAGAATTAACAACAACTTTTTCTTTTTGCTCCTGGTCCTCTATTATATTTTCTAAATTATTTATATTAGTTGTTATCTCTTTCTCTTTCTCTTTCTCTACGCTACATTCTTGTTTCACTTCTATTACATCTTGTTTCTTTGTGATTACATTGTTGTTACATTGTAACGCTTTCTTTTTCTCTCTATGTTCTCTAACCCTGATAGCACTAGCTGTTTCACTTCCTGTTACTGCTAAAACTTCTGGTAAAAAATATTCTTCATTTGAAATTGTTTCTATAAGATTATTTTTTTCTAAATACATTAATGTTACTTTTACATTTTCTACATCTTCATCTAATTCAAGAGCCATTTCAGAAGCAAAATCATCTTCTACATTTTCAAAAACTAATTTACCATCATTTTTCATTGCTAATAATTGCAATTTTAAATAGATGATAGTATATGTATCTCCACCTGCTATCTTTCTTAGTTTTTTTATAACTCTTTGTTCAAAAAAATCTTCTTTAAGTTTTAACCAATAATATCTTTTAGACATTTACATTACCTCCTGTATATTTGGAGAGCTTGTCGACTCTCTTTTTTATTAATTCAATCAGTAGAAGCTACCTATTAGCCGACAAGCTATTAAGTAGCCCCCACTAATTCAAGTAATAAAATTTAGTCGGATTTAGTAGGAAAAATATTAATATTTCTTTTATCATCAACATTTCACAAGTAGGAAATTTAGTAGGAAACATTGAAGTAAAATAATGCATTAATTATTTTAGAATATGTAAAATTTTTATTTATTTTATATTGACATATATAGAAAAATTATTAGAATTTTTTAGAATTTTATTTTACATTAAAATATTTCAAAATATTTATAGTATTAAAATATCATTTAATTTCAATAAGAAACTAAAATATAAAATATTTTAAAATATTTTATGCATATTCTTTTTAACTTCTCCCGAATAAATCTTGAAAGTTTTACATCAAACATCTTTACCAGCTGCCTAGAATTGTCCACAGATTAACCTTAGTCTCTCTGTGTTAGGTAAAGATGTAAGATGGCTGATTTTTTACATCAAAAAAACTGCACACAGCAAAAAATATAGTTGTAAATTGACGGACTTACAACGATACGGCTAGCTTTAAAATTCAGATATTCCTATCCTATAAATTCCGAGTCTAATACTCCAACCACTAGCTTGTTTACACCCTAGAATGCTTAAATCTGTAAGGGAATAAAACATAAGATTCTCAGCTGTGAAGCTTACCCCATTCTGGGACTTAGTTTTATCCAGTAGCTACACCTTACACGCATAGCCACAAGAAAAACATCTTTCAGATTTTCGGAGGAGATAGAAAAACTTATGGCTATGTGTCTAAGGACTAGCCTTAGATTTTTAACATTTCTTTTATTTTTTTCTTAACTCTTATACCTTGCCTATTTCCTCTAATAACATATTTGGAGGTGTTTTTGTGTTAAAAGCCCTTTTAAATTTGTCTGTTCTTTGCAAGGTATAAAAAGTTAAAAAATTTAGACATTAAAGATTAAAGAATAGCCCTTTAATCTTTTTTGTGTGTATTCAATATTTAATCTATCTATTTTTTCTTTTAACTCTTTTATTTTTTCTTCTTCTTTAAAAATATTTTCTTTTAAAATTTTTAAATTATCTAAATTATTTTCCATCTATCCTCCTTTTCTCTCCATAGAAGTTTTTTAGGTTCTATGGTATTTAATTTTTTTCTTTTCCACGATTAACATATACTTAACAACTTTAGGAGGTGCTAAGTATGGATAATCAAACAATAAATGAACTTTTTGATGAACTTCAAAAAATAGTTGAAATCATCAATCAAGATTAATTTCTTTTCCATTTTTATCAGTAACAACAATTTTTAGTTCCAACATTTCTAGGGTCTTACAAATTACATTGAATGAATTTCTTTCACTGTTTTTTTGTAAGACTTTCATTATTTCACTATATCTTTGTCTTGACACACCAATCTTTTCTGCAAATTCTGCTTTGGTATCATATTCAAGTCTTCTTTTTCTGTCTAAAATTTTATAGATTTCATTTGTATTCATTTCTCACCTCTTTTATAAAGTACATTTTACAGTGTACTGATAAATTAAAAAAATAATTTCTTTATGTTTTTAATTGTACATAAAAAAATGTACATAGTCAAGAAAATTTTTTTAAACAAAAAAAGTACACCATTTCTGATGTACCTTTTAAATAAAAAAGCCACTTGTTAGGTGGCTTGATACTATTTAATTTCTTTAAAAATTAAAATATTTTTAGATAGTGGACTATTTGAAAAATTAATATTCTTTAATTTTATTTTTTTATCAGAAATACTGTGTGTTATATATTTTTTTATTATGTTTTCTTTTTCTGAAGAAAAAAATACAACTTCTTTTTCGCTATTATCCTCTATTCCAATATATTCAGTGTAAATCAAAGAAATTAATAATCTATAGTATTTATTAACATTTCTTGTTAATAAAACAAATATGAATAATTCATATAAAAGTAAGAACAAAAAACTTGCATCTTGAAAACCTGCAATTAAAGGAATAATATATGAAGCCATAAAATCAAATTGCGATTCATAATTATCACTTTTTTGTATAGATAGAAATTTTTTTTCTATAACCTCTGATTTAGAAATTTTACTTTTTAATAAAAAGCAAAAAATTAAAAATGTAACTATTAATGTAAATAATAAAATATATAAAAAATATTTATTTAATATTGGATTTTTTATATATTTAGACATATCAAAATCATTATTTGCATAATATGATATTATTGACAAAATATAGATAGGAGTTCTTAGCATTAAAAATAAAATAATTTTTTTCATAATATGCCCTCCTTTTTTATTTTTTAATCTACTGATAATGTTAGCATATTATCAATAGATTTCCAAGCTGATTTATTAGTTATATATTGTATTAGTGCTATTCTTAATTCACTATCCACAATTACAGAAAAATCTATTTTATCATTTTTAAATATAATATTCACATTTGTATTTTTTTTAATAGAATAGCCTTTTTCAAATTTAGAAATAAGATCTTTTTTTTCATAAGTAGATAAATTTTTATATTTTTTTAATCCTCCTGTCATAATTCCTCTACTCATATAAAATTTTTCACTCTTTGTGCCAAAAGTCTCTTTGCAAATATTATTATCTTCAAAAACTTCCTTTAATTCATCTATATTTTTTTCTAGTGTTTCATCAAAGAAATTTTTGAAATCAAAAAGTGTTTCATCAAAGAAATTTTTGAAATCAAAAATTGATTGGGTATCCTCTCTTAAAATATATAATGTATCTTTATGTAAAATACAATCTGGTGAAGAATTTATAACTAAAACATCATTATCATATATTTCAAATTTTTCTTTCCAAGTCAATAATGTAGCTCTTTTTAGAAGTTTATATGAATACTTAGAAAAGAAATAAAATTTTCCATTATTTTTTAAATTTATTTCAAAAATAATTGTATGAATATTTTCAGGAAATTTTTTACATTCTTCTATTTCTAAAGAGCCATTATCTCTTTCTTCTAATCTTTTTAAAATATACTCTAGTCTTTCTTCCTTTTTTAGATTTTCAATTTTAATTTCAAAAATTTCATCTCTGCCCTTATGATAATCATATATTTTAGATTTTTTGTTCATTATTTGCTTAAAATTATTTTTTATATCATTACACATTTTTTTATCAGCAGATTTATTCTCTATTTCATTATCAGTATCGATATTTTTTATATTTTTGTTTAATAAAGATTTTATCCTTATTAAATCTTTTTGAGTACCTTCCTTTTTTTTCTTTAGCTCAATATAAGCATATATATTAATATAATCAATTTCTAGTGTTTCTATTTCAAAAATTTCTCCCATCAAAATCATCTCCATTTTAAAAAAATTAATGAAGTATAATTTATATTCTAATTATACTACATAAGTTTATATTTGTATACTTTTATTTTTATAAAATATTTACTGAATTTTTCTAAATTATCCTCTCTTACAAGGTTTGTAACCATTTTTTATTACCTTAGATTTTTCAATAGGAATAATCTTTTTAGCTCTATTAAGTCCTACACAACTTTTACTCTTGTGATATTTCTTTCCAGTTGGTGTGATATAGACTGTTTCTGCTAAAACTCCGACTGATAATATTAAAAATAATGCAACAATAATTTTTTTCATAAACCCCTCCTAATTTTATTCTTTATCTATTTTTTCTTTGAACTTATCTAATAAATTTTTAACTTTATCATAAGAACCATTTTTTAAACTTGTATATTCAAGTCTTTCAACTATATATAGAAAAGCTAGTTTTTGACTTTCTTTATCCAATAATTTTATTAAATCTTTCATATTATCCAAGAATGTGTCTTCTATTTTTAATCCAATTTTTTCTAATATTTCTTCAGGCAAAGTATCTTCCATATATGCTTTCATTAATTCTTCTTTATTGAATGGATATATTTTTAAAATTTTTTCAAACATATTTTTACTAATAGGACTTGTATTTTTTTCTATTCTATCTATATAAGAAAAAGCAATATCAAGTTTTTCAGCAATTCCTCTTAAACTATCTCCATTTTCTTTCCTAATTTTTTTTAAAGTTTCTCCAAAAGACATAATAATACCTCCTTGATCTTAATAAGATTTTAACATAAATTTAAAAAATTAAAAAATTTTTCTTGACATAGTACACTTTATAATGTACAATAACATTATAAAGAATTCTAAAAAATTTTCAAATAATAGTACACTTTATAATGTACAATAAGGAGTGATTTATGAAAACAGAAAAAGAAATAAAAGAAAGAATAGAAGAACTAAGAAAAGAAATAACTGAATTAGAATTAGAAGCTAATGCAGATGAAGACAGAAACTATATAACAAATAAAAGAGCAGAATTATTTAGTCTTAAATGGGTTTTAGAAGAATAGGAGGGGCTATGAAAAACTTCACACTAGAATTTACAGACCATCAATGGATTATGTACACAGAAGCAGATAACTTATATGGAAGTGAAATAGACAACTATTTCAAGTTACCAGACCTAGCATATTTAGAAGATGAATACACTTCTATAAATGCTTACTGGGATAGTGATGAACAAGCTGGATATATTGATATAGAAATAACAGCAGTTCACAGCGATAACACTTATCCTTTCAAAACTAAATACTATGATTTTTCTAAATTCTTGAAAGATTTAAAAGACTTAGAAAATGAAATAGAAATAAATAAAATGAATGTCAGCGATTGGGAATATGAAGAAAAACACCCATACAGAAGCAGAGGATTAAGCATAAGAGATTTTATATAGGAGGAGAAAATGAAAGATTTATATTTTTTATCAGAAGAAACAAGATTAATATTTGGACTTGTGGAATTAGAAGCAAAAGCACAAATGGACTTTTTAGGGATAGCAAAAATACATTATTTTAGTAAAGAAAGAGCTAAGAGCTGGTATCAAGAAATAAAAGGGATGATTGAAAATTCTAAACATCCAAATGTAAAAATAGCTATGGAAAATCTAAACAAAATTTATAAAGGTATGGGAGGGAAAATATAAATGGAATACATAAGTAGTGAGAAATTAAAAGAAGAAATAAAAAATAAAATAGATGAAGAAGAAAAAGCAGACTATCACAAAGATATAACAAGAATCGGAATGAATGGTGGATTAAGACTAGCATTACAAATAATAGAAAGAATGGAAAGAAAAGGAGAATAAAAATGAAAAAAATAGAAAACATAAAAGATAAATTTAATGTTTTTGGACACAAGGTAAGTAGACCATCAATATATAGAGAAATTTACGGAATTAATCAACTTAGTGCATTTGGTAGAGATGGCTCATATTCATCTTGGGATTTTGTTGGAACTAGCAGAGAAGTTAATGAATATGAAAAAAGATGGTGCAGCAGAGGCTCAAATGGATTTGCTTTTCTAGGATTTGAAATCTTAAAAGGTTTCAAAGGGCAAGCAAGTTACATAGGTAGATTATAGGAGGAGAAAATGAAAAAATTATTAAATGAATTAAAAAACATAGTTGAAGATAATTGCAAATTTGAAATGCAATATCAAATTAATTATGTTAGTAACAGTAAACAATGGAGTATAGATGTATGCAGTCCATACTCTGAAAAATGGGTTTACTGTGAATATGGGCTAGATTTAAAAGAACTGTTGGAAGAATGTATAAAAAAAGTAAAAGAATTTATAAATAATTTTAAATGGGAGGAATAAATATGAAAGATTTAAAACAATTTATGGAGCTATTGGAAAAAGATTATAGAAATGAATGTTGTTGTATAAGTTTGGCAAATTTTGAAAAAGATGTAAAAGAAGAGGAATACACAATTAATTTAGATTCAGAATGTGCTTTGGTCAGAAAAGAAGATGGAACAAAATATATAAAAATTAGAAACAAAGAAATAAAAATAACAAAAAATACAGAAGAATTAACAGAAGAAGAAAAAACAATAATAACAGATTTAATAGAAAAAGGGACTTTTGAGCAATTAAAATTGGAAAGATGGTTAGAACCAAAACAAAATACTGGGAAAACACATTTTTGGAGAACAGGAATAACAGATGATGATATGCAATAGGAGGAATAAATGATAGATTTTGATGTTTTTATAAAATATTGGAGATTACCAGAGCTACAAGGGTTAAGCCTTGTGGCTGCTGTTAAAAGAATGTTAGAAATGGAGGGAAAAAATGAAAAAAGAAATATTTGATGAATTATATGGAATTAATATTAATCCACACATAGAGCAAGATTATAAAGGGCTTTCGTATTTAAGCTGGGCAACTGCATATAAACTTGCAATGGATAAAGATCCTGCAATGAATTATGAAATAGTGCAAGATAATGACGGTATGCCTTTCTTTTCAAGGGGAGATGTACACATAGTTAAAACTAAGGTAACTATGTTTGGAGAAACTAAGGAAATGTTTTTACCAATAATGGATAATAAACATAATGCAGTTGCTAATCCTAATTCAAGACAAGTTAATGATAACATTATGAGATGTTTAGCAAAAAATATAGCAATGTTTGGAATAGGATTACCTCTTTATGTAGGAGAGGACTTGGCACAATTTAAAAATGATAAAAAGAAAACGGATGAAGCAGAAAGAAAAAAGAAAGCAATAGAAGAAATAACTAAACTTGCTAACACAGAAGATTTATACAATGAAGTCTTAAATATTGCAGCTAAGTTTAATAAAAACAGTTTATTAGATTGTACTTTGGAAGAATTAAAAAAAATATACACTGAATTAAAAAAGGTAGGTAAAAAATGAATAAAGAAGAACAAAACTTAAAAGATGAAATTATAAATGAAATGGTTAAAACAGTTGAAGGTTTTGTAAAAAGAACAATAGAACAAATTACATTTGATGAATATTTAAAAATAGCTGAGGATTATGTTAATAACAAACCTTATAATCTTGAAAATAATTTAACTATGATAGGGTTTGCTGTTGAAACAAACAGAATCTGTAACTCAGTAAAAGATGAAAAATCAAGAATAGAAATGGAAGAAAAAGGTCAAGCTGTATGGGATAAATGGTATAACAAAATACATACAACAATAGATGACCTTGATGAAGTAAAGAGAGTAAAAAAAGAAATAGAAGAAAAAAGTAAAAATTAAGGAGTAGTTAAATGGAGAAATTAGGATACACAAGACAAACACAAAAATTAATATATTGGCTTTTAGATGACTTTACTAATTTTTGGCAAGGCAACGAAGCAGGAGCAAGACCATCATTTATAGAATTAGCTTACACAAAAGAAGTAATGAAAGCTAAATTTGTAAAAATCTATAATGGTTTTGACACTATTAAAAACGCTCAGGCGTTCCTAATTTCTTCTTTAATGAACAAGGATAATCTAACAGTAGATGAACTTACAGACAATGTTATAAAGGCATTACAGAGCCTAGCAATTCAAAATGGTGGATTTAGTTTATCATTAAATTCACTAACACAAAAACAAGCAAATGATTTTGTTAAATGGCTATTTGAAATGGCTATCTATTGGGAGATACCTTTAAGGCAAGAAATAAGAGATTTATTCGCTGAAGACTATCAAGATACTTTTATTTGGGTAACACTAAAAAAGAAGATTTGTTGTATCTGTGGAAAGCCAGGAGAATTACAACATTTTGATAGAGTGGGAAGTTCAGGCTATAAATCAGATACAGGACTTAATTATCGTGTAATGTGCTTGTGTAGAGAGCACCACGATGAAGCTGATAACTGTATAAGTAGAATGGATTTTATGAAAAAATATCACTTGGCTGGGATATATCTAAGTCCTGAACAAGTGAAAGAATTAAAAAAAGTGTATAAAGGACACTTTCAAGCATTTAAGGAGAAAGAATGAAAGTAGCAATATTCAAAGCTAAAAATAAAAATATTTTTCTAAAAATAGCAGAAAATATAAAAAATAGAGATGAAACATTTATAGTTATAGGTAAAAAAGTTTTAAGACTTCCATATAATTTTGAAAAAGCTATTGCATATTCAAAAATGATGGAAATAATTTAAAAAAATTTTAGGACATTGGCAACTGAATATTGAGGGAACTTTGGATTTTAAGGAGTTTTGTGGTGTAATAAAAAAATAGTTGACAGTTAGGACATAACATAGTATAATTATGTTATGACATAACAAGGAGATGGAAATGGAAAAGAGAAATGCAAAAATTGCTTTTTCTCGTGCTGGTAATGGCATAGGAGCAAAATTACCATTATCAGTCCCACTGTTAAAATTGCTTGGAATAAATCAAGATGAAAGAGAAGTTGAAGTTATCTATGATGAACAAAAGCAAGAAATAACTGTGAAGAAAAAACAATAAAAAAATCTCCCAGTTAGTCATAAAAACTAAACTAGGAGTTCAACAGTATAATACTGTCCCAACAACTTTATTATACTGCAAAACTCCTTAAAATTCAAGGAGGTTTATTTTATGGAAAAGGAAAGAAAAAATTTGTTGCTAACATTTATTGAATTAGCAACAGAACAAGGAATTTTAAAGGATGATATTACAGAACATAAGAAGAAAATATTTAGTCTTATGAATGAAGTTGAAGAAAATTATGTAGGAGAAAAGAAAATATTTGTGCAACTTGAAAGAGCAATTATAGATGTAATAGAGCTAACACAACACAAGTATTTTGAATATGGAAAAATAGGAAACATAATAGATGAAGAATATCAACTTAGTAATTATGACCCATTTGAAAGAATTGTAGAATAATAAAGGAGTGATAAAATGAACGAATTAAGAAACAAAAAAACTATAACAAGTAAGGAATTATTGGAACAAGTGAACTTTTTTAGAGAAAAGGAATATGAGTTTAAAGCTAAAAATGGAACTCTAACAGAAGCAGAAAAGAAAAGAGGAAAGTTTGTAGAGTTAGAACATAAAGATTCATTAAAAGTAATAAGAGATGAATTTGAAGAAGAAATAGGAGAGGGAAAAATTTCCCCCTCGTTCTACAAGGCTAAAACAGGGAATGGAACAGTAAGAGAATATGATATGTTCATCTTAACATTAAAACAAGCAAAGCAAGTTTTATTAAGAGAAAGTAAGTTTGTAAGAAAAGTTGTTATAGAGTATATAGAAAAATTAGAAGAACAAGTTAAAAATCCATTTAAAAATTTATCTTTTCAACAAATGATGATAATGACATTACAAGAACAAGAAAAGATAGCTGATAGAGTAGATATTATAGAAAGTAAAGTTGATAATGAAATAAGAGTAGATAATGGAGAACAAAGAAAGATACAAAAAGCAGTAGGAACAAGAATATATCAAAGAATTGATATAATTCCACAGTTAGCAGAAAATAAAAAATTTGTATTTCAAGCATTGTATAGAGATTTAAAAGATAGATTTGGAGTAGCAAGTTACAGAGATATAAAAAGAAAAGATTTAACAGATTGTTTAGAATATATTTCAACTTGGATAGAGCCAGCAGATTTAAGAATAGTAGCATAAAATAATATCCCTCAATATTGGGGGATTTTTATTTTAGATAACGACTATTTCTATTTTTGGAAACAGTTGGAAAATACAGAGATTGATTATGAGTAAAGATATGGAAACATTTTATAAAAAAGCTCTAACAAAGATATTAAGTTTTAGAGCTGATGAATTGACCTTGGAAGAATTTACACAGGTTAAGAGATATGCTGAGAAGCTAGAAGTTTATAGATTTGTGAGGAGGAAGCAATGGAAAAAGAAAATGTATTAGAGATAGAAATAATTAAGATAGATGATAATTATAGTTATTGTAGAATAAAGCATCAAAATGAAAGTATTTTAAAAACAGATGGCTTTGATGTAACATTTCAAGGTAATTTAATTTTTTATGTTAAAAATGGTACTCCAAGTTTTTATACTGCACATGATATTAGCTCTGGATATGAGTTTGGCAGTTTAAGGATAAAAGGGTCTAATAATAGACCTTTTATAGTAAATAATAATGAAATTAAGTATTTAAATGAACTTGTAGATTTAATCAATGAAAAATATGGAATACCTAAGAGATGGAGAGCAGAAGAAGGCAAAACATATTTTGCAATTTATGATGGAGAAATTTTAAGTTGTTATGATTATTATGATAAAAAAGATAATGAAATATTTGAACTTGGAAATTATTTTCAAACAGAAGAAGAAGCTAGAAAAATTATAAATAGCAAAGAATGGCAAGACTTCTGGGCTAAGGTAAGAGCAGGAGAGATTGGAGGAGAATAGGAAATGACTTTTGAAAAAGCAATAGAAGAAATCAAAAAAGGCAAAAAAATTAAACATGAGAGTTGGAGAAGTATGTTAGTTGAAGGATTTTCTAAAAGTTTTATTAATTTAAGAGATGAAGGAGGGTGGTTGCACTACTATACCATCCAAGAATTTACAACAGCTTTTGGAAATTTAAAGGCTGGATGGATTGTAGTTTGTTAAAGAAATAGCTGATTGGGAGGAAGAAGATGACTAAAATATATAAACTTGTAATATTTTTTCAAGAAAAAAAGACTTTGACAAGAGCTCTTACTGGCAAAGATTATGCTTGTATCAATGGGGAACTTACAAAATGTACAACAACAACTTATAATAAATGCTATGAAAAATATTTTATAGGTACAAACAAAGAAAAATTATTACAGAAGCTTGAAGCATATAAAAAAAGAAATGCTTTCAGTGATTATATTTTAGAGGAGATAAAAATTGATGAATTAATAGAATTATAGGAGAATAAGAATGAAAAGAATTCTTGATGTATGCTGTGGCAGTAAAATGTTTTGGTTTCAGAAAAATAGAGATGACACAGTGTATATGGATAATAGAGAGCTTGAAGATACTCTCTGTGATGGGAGAAAACTAATAATAAAGCCTGCCCTTGTTGCAGATTTTAGAAATATACCTTTTCCAGATAATAGTTTCAAGCTAGTAGTTTTTGACCCTCCACATCTAATAAAAGTTGGAGATAAAAGTTGGCTCGCTAAAAAGTATGGCCAACTAGGTAGTAACTGGAAAGAGGATTTGAAAAAAGGTTTCAAGGAATGTTTTAGAGTATTAGAATCTTACGGAGTTCTAATCTTTAAATGGAATGAGGAACAGATTAAACTCAGTGAAATATTAAAACTAACTGATGTTAAACCTCTTTTTGGGAATAAAAGAGCTAAGACACATTGGTTGGTATTTATAAAGGAAGTAAGATAATGAAATTTAAAAGACCAGAAAATTTTGAAGATATATTAAAATTACAAAAACATTTAGATGAAAGTATACACAGTTCCAGAGAAAGAACACTTGAAGATATTAAATTATCTTTAATAGCTGAATTAATTGAACTTAATGAAGAAACAAAATATAGTCACAAAACTTGGAAAACTAAGGAATATGATAGAGATAAAGAACTAGAAGAATTGACTGATGTATATTTCTTTTTTGCACAACTAATAAATTACAAAAGCAGAGATGGCAGATTTAAAAAAGAATATTATTGTCGTGAGTTTGAACTTTTTCCTAATTATTATGCAGACAGTTATTTTACTAGATTAATTTATAATTTAATAGATAACAATTTTAACTGGTTCTTTGGTGGTTTACTAACTTGTTCTACAAAACTAGGCTACACAAAAGATGACATATTAAATTGCTACTGGGAAAAGTGGCAAAAGAATATGAAAAGAATTGGGAAGGAGTGGAATTGATGACAGGACAAGATTTTTTAGCTTTATCAAGTGCTATTGAAGAAATAAAAGTTTGGATAGCACCATATAATATAGAATTAGAAATAAATGAAGATGTAGAAATACAACCTTCTGATAAAGAAGAAAGTTTTTTAAAAGTTCAAATAGATGGCTACGAAATAGAATTAAAAGTCAAAGATAGTTATGTTTATATAAACTATTCAGATACTTCTAGCTTTGAACTTTTATCAGAAACAGAGTTTTGGAAGCAATTATATTTTGCTAGATAACTAGGAGGAGTAAAATGTCAATAATAAAAATACCAAAAGCGTTGGAGTTAGTAAAAGATAAAGGCGTTAGTAAAGGTAGTTTGTGTTGGTATATTCAAACTGGTAAAATACCTAAGTGCTTTTATAAAAAAGATGAGGATAAGTTAAGAGGAGATTATTTAATAGATGAAGCTGAACTTTGTAAATTCTTTGGAGTAGAAAAATAATCTCAAAAAAATATAAAAAAAGGAGGTGTAATTTATAATGAAAGCTAGTAATGGTATGGGAACAATAGTTAAATTAAGTGGAAAAAGGAGAAAGCCTTATGCTTTGAAAGGACAAGGTGTATACACTGAAAAAGGTTATTATCAACCACTTATTGAAACATTTGCTACTAAAAAAGAAGCTGAAGCATTTAGAATAGCGTATTTTAATAATAAAATTTTAGAAGAAAAAGAAATTGAAATTTCTAAAAGCCAAAAAACTTTATTATTTGAAGATTTATATAAAATATGGCTAGAAAATAAAAAGCCTACTAAGACTTCATTGAGAAATTACACCTCATATTTTAGTAACAGCAAAAAACTTCATAAGTTAGATATAAAGAATATAAATGGTATTTTATTACAAAAGATTTTAAATGAACTTGATTTGAGTAAAGGAACATTAAGAAATTTAAAATCTTTCTGGAAACAATTATTTGACTTCGCACTATTAAACGATTTTTGCCAAAAAGAATATGTTAGTTTTTTGAAGCTTCCAAATGAAGAAAAAGGAAAAAAGACAAGTGATAGAAATAGGATATTTGCAGCAGATGATTTACAAAAACTATGGGATAATCTTTATAAAGATATTGATAGATTTAAAATACTAGATATTATATTAGTTGATTGTTATACTGGATTAAGACCTAGCGAACTTTTAAATATAAAAAATGAGAGAGTTTTTCTTGAAGAAAGATATATTGATATTACAAAATCTAAAAGTAAAGCAGGAATAAGAAAACTTCCTATTTCTGATAAAATATATGATATAATAAAAAATAGATATGATCCTGGTGAAGAATTTTTATTCACTAGATATGATGGAGCTAAATTAACATATGATACTTATGATTATGAATTTAGAGAACTTATGAAAGATTTAGAAATTGAATATCATACAGCTCACGATTGTAGACATACATTTGCAACATTATTATCCAATGCTGAAATAGACAAAGAAATAATTATAAAATTAACAGGGCATAGTAGTTATAAAATAACATCTGAAAAATATATCCATAAGACATTAAAAAACTATCGTGATGCGATTAATAAAATATAATTTGTTACTTATTTGTTATTTATTAATTATTTTTATATAAAATTATCTACACTATAAGTTCTGAATTTATGATATATAGAGATGTTAAAAAAGTTATTATGAATTATAGTTTAATTTCTACAAAAAAGCCCGAACTTGAAAAAAGTTGAGGGCTTTTTTGTTTGCACCAAATTCAATCTAATTTAAATTAATTCAAATATAATGGATATTAGATAACACTTTTTTTAAAAACTATACTATAAAAAAGTCTGTTGCTAATTGATATTTTTTATCATTAATTTGTGATAGCTTTTTCCTTTTTCAATATACATTTTCACCATTGATTATTAAATCATCATCAATTTCTTTTTTTACATAAAACATATCTTTTACATCCTAAGTTTATATGATAAAATAAAATCAATAAATTTGATTATTTAATTAGTTGGTTTATAATAAAAGAAAGAAAAATAAAAAAGAGAGGGGGACAGTAAATTGTCAAACTTAATAGTTTTATATGATAAAGTAAATATTTTTGAAAATAATTTGAGAGATAAAATCCCCTCTATATTTAATATTTTGTTAATTGACAGAACAAAAAGTACCAAAAGATGTATTAAGAATATTATTTGGGCAAATGAAAATTACATCAAATATGATGCTGAAAAATATTCTGCAACTTCAGAAATAAAAATTGAATTAATAACAGGAGAATATGCTAATATAATACAACCAAGAGTATTAAAAGCTGCACAGTTACAAAAGAAAAGAACTAGAACAATAGCTGAAGTATTCACTCCTATAGAAATTCTAAAACAGCAAAATGATGAAATAGATAAAAATTATCAGAATGATGATTTAGAAACATATACTAAAAGAACTTGGATCGAGATAACTTGTGGAGAAGCACCTTATATAGCAACACGTTATGATGTTGTAACTGGAAGGTTAATGCATTTGGATGAAAGAGTTGGTTTTTTAGATCGTAAATTAAGAAAAATTAATAAGGAATGTAATATTAAAGATAAATGGAAAGAGTTAGTAAAAGAAGCATATAAAGCTAGTTATGGCTTTGAATGGAATGGGGATTCATTACTATTAGCTCGTGAAAACCTTTTATATACATATTTTGATTATTATGATGACAAATGGAATGAAGAACCCCCATTAGAAGAGATAGAAGAAATAGCAATAATTATTAGTTATAATATTTTTCAAATGGATGGACTAAAATGTATTATTCCACTAAGTGATATAGATACAATAAAAAAAGAACAATTAAATTTATTTAATAAAACAGAAAAAATTAATAAACAAACTCAAAGCAAAAAAGGTAGATATGTTAAGATTATGAATTGGAAAGAAAATAAAACCGAATTTTTTAAAAAAAGAGTTTAAATATTAAAAAATATTAGGTAGATTATTTGGAGGTGATGAAAGTGAAGTTTGATGTGGTAATTGGAAACCCACCATATCAAGAAAATGACAATGCTGTAAGAGGAGAAGGCGCCCCTATTAATGCTTCAGCAAAACCATTGTATAATCATTTTTTTTATCTAGCACGGGAAATAACAAATGCTAAAATAAATTTAATATTTCCAGCAAGATGGCTGGTTGGAGCTGGTAAAGGTCTAACTGAATTTACTCAGGAGATGTTAAATGATAAACATATAAAATCTATGACTATTTTTCAAAAATCAAGTGATGTATTCCTAAATACAGATATAAAAGGTGGAGTTTTGTATTTAACATATGACAAAACTTATAAAGGAGAAGCAAACATCAAAGTAATAGATTGGAAAAAAAATCAGCATGAATATAGAGGCTATTTGAATTCTTGTGGCTCTGGTTTTTTTATTCCATTTGAAGAGTTAGTAAATATTTGTAAAAAAGTAACAAGTGTATCTGAGGAAAGTATCCAAAAACATATTTCAATGCGTAAACCCTATGGTTTGGCTACTGATTTTTTTAGAAATCCAGCTAAATATTCAATGCCAGAAATTTTTGATAAAAAAAATAATGCAGATGATATTTCTATTTTAGGTCTAGAAAAGAATAAAAGAGTTATTAAATATGTGCCAAAAGATTATCCTATAACAACTGGTAATGACACTATTTATAAATGGAAATTCTTTGTTGGAAAAGCCATGGGAAATGGAGAATTTGGTGAAACATATCCAGATTATCCAATAGGTGCACCAGGAGAAATAGCAACAGAAACTTTTATTAGAATAGGTTCTTTTGATTCCAAAGAAGAGGCTGAAGCATTAAAAAAATATTTTTGTACTAAATTTTTTAGAGCAATGCTTGGCATAGCAAAAGCAACTCAGGATGCTACATCAAAAGTATACCGTTTTGTTCCTAATCAAAATTTTGGAAAAAACTCAGATATTAATTGGAATGAAGATATTGAAAAAATAGATATTCAACTTTATAAAAAGTATAATTTAAATGTAGCTGAAATAAAATTTATTGAAGAAAATATTAAATAAAATTTATAAGGAGGTAATAATATGAAATTTATAAGAGAAACTAGTGAACGCAGTGATAACAAAAATACATTAAAAAAAGCTATATTAAAAAATTTAAACTTTAAACTAATATCTTTTGAAGGAAGTCCAACTATAAATGATAATGTAACAATATTAATGGATAAATTTAAAGTAGATATGAATTTAAGTACAACAAATAATAGTGATAGGTTAGAAATTTTTAATGAATTATATAAAAATTCAGAATTTAAAGATGAGTTTGCTTTAAAAAAGACAATAGTTGAAAATAGAAAATTAAAATGGGGTATTTTGGTATATGATGATAATGAATATAGTTTATTTTTTTTTAAAGATAGTGAAAAGAGATGGACCTTTTACAAAGAATTTCAAAACGCTGAAAAATTTTCAGATTGGCTATATGAAAATTATTCAACTATAAGACATAATATCTCAAAATATCAAGAAGATAATCTTCCTAAATATGATATAAGTATGAGAAAAAATAACAAACCTTGGCCAGGAAATGTAGATGGTATTTTACTTCACAATAAAAAAATGATTGCAATTATTGAATTTCAAACTACAAATAAACAGCCAGTAAGAGAACATGATAATAATGATTGGTGGCTTCCAAAATATACTAGAAAAGGAGATAAAGAAAGATGGAGAAGCATTTATATAAATTCTAAATATTTAAACCTTCCAGTAATTGTAGGAGTATGGAACCCCCAAGAAGAAGAATACTGTATAAAATTAATAAAAAAGTTTAATTTTGAAACTAATGAACCTCCTTTTATTTTTTGGGAGAAGATAGAAATTGCTGATGATAAAAATATTTCAACAAAATTACTAGAAGTCCTAAATATCAATGAGAAAATTTAACTGTGAAGCAATCTCAAAAGAGCTATAATGTGTAGAAAAATAGGATTGTTTTTTATTGTAAAAAAGTTTAATTTCTTAAAAATATGAGACTATCACAAATTTTATCTGTAATAGTCTCATTTATTTTAATTTTTATTTTTCATTAACAAAACCTAATTCTTTTGCTCTATGACAAGCAAAGAA